TTTTGTAACTTTTTCCATAGTTCCCTCCATTTTTTATTTTATTATACCCCAATTAAGCCCAGATTCATAGTCTACTTTATTTTTAACTTCAAGAGGAATTGCTTGCTCCATTGTTTCTTGGACCGTGATCCGTGTTTCTTCATCCTTGATCGATACACAAAGTTCATCGTGTATCTGTATGTGCGGCACAATACCTTTTTCATATAATAGCACCATTGCCTTCTTTGTCATATCTGCAGCGGATCCCTGCACCAATCTGTTTAAAGCTTTATAAGTAAAAGCAGGGGTAAAGTAATTAATAAAGTACTGCTTTCTCTCTTTTTCTGTGTGCTCCTCTATCTTTTTTTTAGATTTTAAATTAAATAATTTTTTAAACTCTTTTTCAGCCCCTTCTTTAGTTAAAAGTCTAGGAGTTATCCAGTCTCCTTGATAAGAAATTGTACCATCCTTATTTTTAATTTCTTTAGCTTCAGGATCCCATTCTTCAAATTTACGCACACTGTTATTCCATCTTTTGTTAACACTTTCATATCTATCAAATCTACAGAACCTATCTTCCAAAGTAAAAACTAATTGATGCTTCCCAGCAAAACCCATTAAATTATCTGATAGCTCTTTAACAAAAGGGACCTTGTTGTGATAAGTATCAAATAATTTTTTTGCTTGAGCCTTATCTAGGTTAAGTTCTTGTTGTAATTTACCTTTACCCATACCGTAGAATAAACCAAGGTTAATTGTTTTTGCTTGTTTCCTAGATATCTTTGCCATTTCAGCAACTATTTGGTGAAAGTCTGCTTCATCACTATCAAATTTATTTTTTAACTCATTTGTTTCTGACAAATTATGTTTAACAGCATAGTGAACAACAATTCTTGGTTCTTGTTGTGAGTAATCGAAACTTCCCCACTTGTGTCCTTTTTCAGGTAAGAATAACTCTCTCATTTTTTTACCAATATAACCTTTTGCAGGAATCTGTTGTAAATTTGGATTAGACATAGAAAATCTTCCCGTTACTGTTCCTCCTTGATCAGATCTAATTTGGTTTATATCTGCATGTATTCTTCCCTTGTGAATGTATCCTCTTAAACCTTCAATAAAAGTATTTACAGCTTTGTCAGCTTCCCTCGCTTTTGATACCATTCTTAAAAATCTATTTGAATGTGTTTTTAAATAATCTTTTGGAAGTTTTGGCATTCCAGATTTAGGTGTTTTGTCATAATTTGTTATTTTTTGATTATGTAATAAATTTTTTATAGAATTAGCAGCCCATATTTGAAGAGTTAACCCTGTGTGTTTTTTAATTATATTCAAAAGATTATCTCTCCTGAATTTTAGTTTTTCACCAAGAGTTTCAAGTTTATCGGTGTCAATTCTAACTCCGTTAAACTTCATTTTAACTAAACATGGAAATAATCTTGTTTCTAATTCAAATATTTTTCTACAAGTCTTTTGTTCTCCGTTTTCTTTAATGTATAATACTTCGTCCAATTTCTTATTAAAAATTTCCCATAGCTTAAAAGTTAAGCTGACGTCTTGTTTAGCATAATCCTTTACAATAGAGGCTGGTAGTTTATGCATATTAGACATCGGGTCTTTTTGCATACCATTTGACCATGTAAAAGTTTTTTCTTGTAAATCATATTTATATTTACTATCTCCAAGATAATCTTTAGATAAAGCATCTAAAGAATATCTAAATCTATTCTCATCAATTATAGAAGCTGCAACCATTGTATCAACAATACGGCCCTTTATTTCCTTACCTGTCACTGCTTGAATCCAGCAAACGTCATACATTGCATTGTGAAATACTTTTGTAATATTTTCATTCTGTAAAAGTTTTTTATTCATCTGATTCCAGAACTCTTCCTTCTCTTCATCAGATTTTATATTGTCGGAGTGATGTAAGGGAAAATAAACTGTGTCTTTCCCCGTTGTAACAGCAACACCAGTTATAAAACCATCATCTCTTATTGCACCCAACCCTTTTGTTTTTAAATTAGGATCATATGTTTCTATATCAATGGCTACTGTGTCTATGCCTTTTATATCTAAATCTTTTGGAGTATTACACATTATTTATACCCCATGTGTTTGGTTTCTCCTTTGGTAAATTTTCTTTCTCTTTTGGTGTCTCAGGATAGTCTCTATCAATAGCCATATCTATGTAATGTTTAGCTTTCAATAAATCTTCTTTCTGATTTTTCTGTTTGTGGCGACACAAATATTTTATAGCGTTTCCTTCAGCAAAAGGCAAATTATTTTTATTTATAAATTCTGAAGGTTGAATCACCATACTTCGATAGTGATTTCCTCCTACCTGCTTTTTATATATGTCACTCATTGTCTATACCTCCTTTAATGTTTTAAAATATCTCTTCTTGCGTTTTGTATTCCTGCTAAAGAATATCCTGGATTAGAAGTTCCTATTGTCCAGCAATCTATTTTTCCTCTACTATAAGCTACGTATGCCAATCTTATTGGTTCAAATCTATTATTTTCTTGTTTATAAACTGACAAATCAACTATGGTGTTGTCAAAAGTTAAACCCTTTACTTTGTGGATTGTGTCATGTTGAACTCTAGGCATTTTTTCTGTATCCATTTTATTATTTAGAACTTTTTTAATAAAAGGTACTTTTGGAATTAAATCCTTGTCAATTAAAACTTCTGAAAAACTTTGAAATTTTTTAGATTCAGGCTTTATAAAACCCATGTTAATTAGCTCTTGAATATTATATTCTTTATCAATTAAAGGTTTTAATTTATCGACAGATCCTTTTCCAATAACTTTTACTGATTTACCCATTAAAGGCCAGTAATCCATTATTTGTCTTTTTGAAACTTTATCATTTAAAAAATTTTGCCACGTTTTAAAACATCTAAAATGTTTCCTGGAAACGTGAGGATGATCATTTGAAACAAGTCTATAGTCAATACCATTATTTTGAAGAAAATAGTTTATTCTTTTGTGAGTAGGGTTTCCTCTATACGTAAATAAAAAAGTTTCGTCTGTGTTTAATATCTTGTCAATTAATATATCGCTTGCTTTACATCTTTGTTCTAAACTTGGTATCCAGTATGAATTTCCAATTACTCCTTTTACAGGGGTCCAAGTTCTTTCTGCATAAACACCCCATTTTTTCCAAACAGGTCTTATAATATTTTTACAAATTTCATTTATAGTTTCGCCACATCTTAAGCCTTCTGTAAGTTCATTTGCTTTTGCTTCCTTTGTACTAGCTAATTTATAAAAAAATTCAGGATCTGATCCTGCATATTCATGAATAGTTTGATCTGCATCACCTATAAATATAAATCTTTTTGCGTTCGTAGCTGCTTTTTGTAAGGCTTTTATTTGAGGTTTACTACAATCTTGAGCTTCATCTACTATTAGGATATCTATGTCAGTGGGAATCTCTGCCTTAAATCTAAAGTTGTCTATCATATCTTCAAAGGACAATTTTTTATGTGTGTCTCTAAACTCATCATATTTTTTTCTTAATTTTCCTAGTGAAAATTTATTGTAAGGTTCATAGGATTTAGAATCACAAATTGCCCAATATTGATCGTAAGTCATTTCCTTACCATGAGCGTGGGAATTAAATGTATAGAGAGGATGTTTTTCCCATGATGTTGGTTTATTCCAAAATTTCATTGCAACATTTTCACTACAAAATTTCTTATGTTCTTCTCTTTCATATTTCTGTAAAGGTAAATATTCTCCTCTAAAATATGAATGAATAGTACAAATTTGATCTTCCAATTTTGTATCGGGTATATTTTTTAATTCTGGTAAATTTTTAACAGCTTTTATAATTTCTTTCGCTGCGGTATTTGTATGAGACAAAACAACTATTCTATCCCAAGGATATTTTTGTAAAAATTCAGTGTAGTTTTTCTTTAACCATTTATGAGTTTTACCAGTCCCTGGTGGCCCTGGTACAAATTCTGGCATTTTTAAATTATTCATCTTTTTCTGTTTCTCCAGCTTCGTCTCCTATAACTACAGATTCCCCTTCCCATATTATTTTATTATTCTGAGTGTGTTCTCCTGATATTGTCCAAGAAACACAAGACTTTTCATTGTATTTACCTTTATTCTTTTTTGCTTTTAATACGTTTTGAATTTTCTGAACAAGATCAACTCTTTTCATATTTATTTTATTTTTAAGTAATTCTTTTTCAAAATTGTTTAAATCAAATTCTACAATCGAATTTTTTTCATTAAAGAAAGGAAGTTTATGAACAGCAAGCTGTTCTTTATCTGTATAGACACCTTTAGTATCTAAATAGTCTAAAAACATTCTCTTAAACTGTTCATCATCTTCTGCTTCTTTTACATAATCTTTAGATTTTGTTCTTACATTAAATTTAGCAATCATCATTTCTTCAAATTGTTTTGCTTTTTGTCTTGGAATCCAAGCACGTGCTTGATTCATAGCTTTGTCATAAAAAACTTTTTGATTCATTAAAGATTCCCCATCAACCCAAATTCTTCTTTCAAAAATTTCATCTTTTTCTGGCACGTTTAAATATACCCAATACCTGTTTGCACCATATTCCACAATTTTTTCAATCATGTCTTTTGAAATTTGGTTCGTCATGTCTTGAAATATACCAATCCAATTAAACAAACCTTGAATGCTTCTGTGACTATACCCTGTGATTTCTGTAATTTTATTTATTCCAAACTTTCTATCTGTTTTAGCAGTTGAACTCCCTTTTTTTGATCTTTGTTTAACATCATCATTCGCTGCTTCTGCAATCCTAGAAACAAAATTATTTATTTGATCTTCTGTCCAATCTGAATTTTTAAGAAGTATACCTGCTATGGCTGTGCAGTACTCGTCTCTTTTCCCTGTAGTTGGATATATAATTGTTAAGGCAGCCGATAAAGCTGCTTTACCAACATCTAAAGATAAATTACCTTCATATTCTCTTACACCTTCATATTTTTCCCATCTAACATTTGTTTTTGATTTACTGTGTAAAGATCCCGGTACTATTGTATATCTTTTTCTTTCTGTTCTTAATTCACATATCATTGCACCATGTGCAAAATCTTTAAAATCTTTTTCAAATTCATCTGGTAAACTAAATTGTTTAAAGGGAATTTTATTTTTGTTAGACCAAAGATAATGACTTGATTGGTTACCATCCCTTCCAAAGACCGCACCACAATCATTAACGTAATAATCTATAAAATTTTTTACTAATCCATTATCAATGTCAAGATCAATGACATCATCTAATCTTAAAGCTATCTCTGCTGTTTCGTGATCCCTGCTCCATATATCTTTCTCTATTTTAAAATTTTCATCGGTATATCCCGTAATACCTTTTTTAGGTATACCCTTATAACAGGGTATAATAATCCTTCCTAAATCTAACCAATCTATATAATTTATAGGCTCTTTATTCATCTATTATTTTTATTAAAAATGGGCGCTTCCACTCTCGCTTCCACGCCCACCCTGCAGGAATATTATAAGTTAAATTCTTTTTTAACTTCTTTGGTTTCAGGTTTAGCTTCTACCTCGCCTTTACCTACACTTAATGCAAAAGATTTACCCATGTCATAGATCGCTTTATCTGTAACAGGGCCAACCTTATCTACTTCCCATCCAAACCATGTTCCTTTGTCATTAGACATCTGAACTGTAGATAGATTATAAATGTGGCTATAAGTTGGCGGAGTAAACAAACCATTTTTACCTTCTAGTTTGATACCCATCATTAATGAATTCCATTTTCTACTAATTTTTAATTGAGTAGATTTCATAGAAATCAAAGCTGTTGATGGAGTTTTGCCAAGAACAAGTACAAAATGATTAGCAGTGTTTTCCAAATAGTTACCGTTTGGTAATCTATCTTTGAAAGATTTATCTCTAGTCGTTTGACTAACGATATCACTACCTGCATCATGAATTGCAACAGGTGCACCACTACTGGTACCTCTATCTTGCCATTCAACGTACTGTCTTTTATAATGACAAGGTATTACACTAATCTTATCAAACAATTCGTTTGTAACAGTGTTAATTATCTTGCCAGGCTCTGCGCCTTCGACGTATTTACCATCTCTTTTATTTACCTCTGGAGATAGTTGTCCCAAAATTTTTAAGAAAGGCAACGCAAGATCTTCTTGCGATATATTTTGAGTACCTTGTTGTGCATCAGCTTCCATATCAAATGTTGCTAATGCTCCTTCTTTTTTTGTTGCTACTTG